AAGTAGAAATAGAAACTTCTGATAATCCTTTTATCCTTCCCGAAGTAGACAAAAACGAAACTATAGCAGGTCAGATTGGTCGTGACTTGACACGTTTTATCGCAGGTACATTTTTAGCTAGAGGTAGTAGATTGGCTGTGGCTAAAAAAGTAAAACCACTCAAAGGATTTAAGGTAGGCAAAGATGATAAAGGATTTAAAAAACTTGGTAAGAAAACAACAAACTTTTTGCTTAACGTAGGAGACTCTGTTGTAGGATCACAACTTGTATCTGCAGGAGATGAAGGTCGTTTATCTGATATATTAGCACAGATACCTGAACTGACCGAGGTTCCTGGTGTAAATGATGCTATAGATGCATTGAAGTCAAACCCTAAAGATACAGAAGCACAGTCTAGATTAAAGATGGCTATAGAAGATGCTGTGGTGGCTTTTCCTATAGAGATAGGTGTAAAAGCAGCTAAACTATTATTTAAAGGATCAAAAGACCCTGTAAGAAAAGCATTTAGTAAAGAGACAGTTGATTCTGCTGAAGAGGCTATAAATGCCAAGAAAGCATCTGATGAAACTGTAGACTTACTAGAAAAAACAGGAAAATCTAAAGCACTATTACCAAATCCAATATTTGATGCGGCAAAAATAGATTCTGTTTATAGAGACCCAAGTGGAAAAATAAGACCAGAGGTAAACCTAGAAATTAAATTTAAGAATAACGAAGGAGATGACTTATTTGAGACTGTAAATGATGGTGTAGGTGATATGGTCAAAAATATAAGTAAGCAGAATAAAATACAATTTGGAAAAGCTGTAGGTAGTAGAGCAAGTAATAAAAAAACTAAAGAGAGAGCTAAAAGGTTAGGTCTAACAGAAGAGAATTTTGAAGCGTTTTTTAAACAGCTAGGTGAAAAACCTAGTTCTCCAGAATTAGTAACTGCGACAAGACAACTATTCATAGCCTCTGCTGATAAAGTAAAATCATTAGCGATATTAGTTGACTCAGGTAAAGGTGGGACACAAGCACAAGGACAATTATCAAAAGCTGTGCTAAGACATAGAGCTATACAAGAAAAAGTTTTAGGGTTACAAGCTAACGCGGGTAGAACATTACAAGCATTTAACATCCCCGTAGGTAGTAATAGTAGTTTAAGAAATAAACAGATAAGTGAACTTACTGCTGCAGTATTGGGTGGAGACATAGCTAAAATCAGCAAAGCAGCTAATGATTTAGCTAACAATACTGATGAAGCACTAAACAAACTTATGAAAGATAAGTTTACTGATACAAATACAGATAAATTGAATCAGTTAATATATTTTAACTACCTATCATCTCCTAGTACGTATCTTGTGAATACTGTCGGTAACGCATTTACACAGCTATATGAAACACTTGTAGCAACACCTACTGCTGCAGTAGTGGGTGCTATTCGTTCTCCTTTTCTTAAAGCTCCAAAAGATAGAGTTTACTTTAGTGAGGTCGCTGGTAGAACTATGGGAACTGCACACTCTATGCTTGAAGCAGGAAAAAACTTTATTAAAGTTCTAAAAGATGGCGATTTACCACCTGAATTAAAAAGGATGAGTAGAAGTGAGTACGAAGAAATAGTAGGGGTAGGTTCTGCTCAAGCAGGAGCTGGTATAGGTAGACGAATAGTAGGTGGTGTGGTTAGGTTTCCTGGAAAGATATTGTTAGCCACTGATGCGTTGTTTAAGACAATGGGTAAATCAGCCTTTGTATATCAACAAGCTTATAGAGGTGCTGCTAAAGAAGGATTGATTCCGGGAACTAGAAAGCATGGAGAGTTTGTAAGTAAAATAATAAATGATACTCCAGCTCAACTAGAAAAAGCGGCTCTTGAAGATGCGGCAAGAATTACTTTTACAAAAGATAACAAGATAGCTTCAGGTGTAGCTAAAATAAAAAGAGTTCCTGTGATAGGAAACATAACAGCTACTTATTTACCGTTTGTAAGAACTCCTCTTAACTTAGCAGGATACTCTTTAACTAATTCATTCTTTGCTTTAGGTAATCCTGCGATACTTAGAGCTATAGCAAAAGGTGGTGCAGAAGCTGATGAGGCTATAGGAAGAATAGTTGCTGGAAGTGGTGTCATAGCAGGAGGAACTATATTAGCTTCTCAAGGTGTAATTACAGGAACAACTGATGGTTATAAGCAAGATATGGTAAAAACTCAAGGTCTAGGCTTTCAAGATAAAGCTATAAGAATAGGAGATAAAACATATAGTTTTAATCGTTTTGATCCATTCGCTACACCAATAGGATTTGGTGCAGATATATACGAGATATACAGAAGAATGGGTGCTATCAAAGACACAGACAGACACGCAAATTTAGAAAAGTATTTATCAACAGCAGTAAATATGACAGTGGCATCTGCTTGGGCAAATATAGCTGATAAAGCCATGTTAACAGGAATTGCTCAATTATCCAAAGACATAGAACAATTTGCAAAAGCAGCAGAGGGTGGAACAAGCACTTATGAATATGCTCTTAACAAGTTTGCACAACAAGCTGCTCGTGCCTCTACTCCTAACGCATTAAGAATGTATAGCAGAGCAAGTGATCCATTTATAAGAGATACATATACTGCATTAGATGTTATAAGAGATGCTATGCCTCTGTTAAGAGAGGGATTACCGATAAGATATGATATGTTTGGTAGAATAATGTACATAGAACAATATGGAGAGCCTGGTTTCTTAGGTGAGGGTGTTGCCAATGATGTCATGGAAGTTATAGGAAGTATAACTAGAAGATATAGTATTAAAGATGATCCTTTTGCAAAAGAACTTGTAAAAATGCAATATGCACATAGTAGACCATCAAGAAAAATGTCTCTACAAGGATTTGACGGAACTAGAGTTGAATTAAATTTAGAACAATACTCTATACTAGAGGGTTATATAGGTGCTCAATTTCATCAATACGGATTAGAATTGGTGCAGACTAGAGCTTATCAAAAAGCTTTACCACCTGAAAAGAAAAAGATGATTGATGCAATTAAAAGGTCTGCTACTGCTTATGGTAGAGCTATGGTTTTAGACTCACATGGTGCTGAGTTATATAAAAAGGCTAGATTGAATTATTTTAAAAGAAGAAGAGAAACACCTTATTGGGATTACTTACCTGAACATATGAAAAAGACATACAAGAATCAGCAACCACTTCCAAAGAATATAGGTGAAGATAATTAAGTAGAAGATATGTGTCTGAGAATACCCATGGCTAGAGCAGCACAAGCTACCCCATTAACCATGAGTAATGCTCTATCATGCCAAAGATAAGCCATACCAGCCAACAGTCCCGTGCCTATGAATGAAGAACAGAGGTCGTAAAAGGGGAAAACTCCTACTGCTCTACACACTATCCCTGACATGATGAACATTGAACCTGTCCATTTTAGATACCAAGACAGGTCATGCGTTGGAGTTATTTTTTGCATTTAACTCCTTTAACTTTTTTAAAACTACTTCGGACAAGCCATGCAAAAGCTTTACATTTTCTATTATTTCTTCTAGCTTTTTAGGAAGAGTTTTATTCTTCTCTTCCATGTATTTTTTAGCTTCCTCTTCTAGTTTCATTTTTTACCTTTTCCAACTGTTTAAAGTAAGCATAGTTATATCCTCTTTGCCACTCTCTATGTTGCATCGTGTTCAAATGATAAGGACTTTCTGTAGCTATTACTTTATGTCCTTTAACATTTTTAATATACTGCTTACCTCTAAAAGCATTCACACCCCTATCAAACTGAATCCGTAAAGGTGCATCGTACTTACTTAGATTTGGATTTCGTTTCTTCTTTTTTGACATCTTCTTTTCTTTCAAAGTATTTTTGAACCATAGCTAACCTATCATCAAACTGAGCAATCTTTTCTATCTCTTTGTCAATAGTTTCTTGTATGTCTGAATGCTCTCCAATACCAACAGTCATTCTTAAATAAACTTCTACGTTAGCTATATGTCTATTTATGTTTCCTACATAGTAGGATTTTAGTGCATTTAACATTAAATCTCTCATACTTATCTCCCTTCAATGTCAACAATTTCACAAGACCCTGCAGTACAAGCTAAATCTTTTGTGCCTGTCGTTGTGTCTTCTTTTTCAAAGTCTTGAAGCTTACTCCAATCTATAGCAGTTGGCATCTTTTTTGTCAACTCTTCATACTCTTTTTCATCTATATCTTGATAGGGTGCTTGTTTATAAGTATGCTCACTAAAAGGTAAGAAAGATATTCCAGAAACCTCATCAAAGTTTTTAAAGACCCAAGCACCTACTTCCATCCATTCATTCTCTTTTACAGAAACAGTAACAGAGGGTTTGTGTTCACACCAATGTCTCTGAAACATGAGCCAATAGTCTAACTGTTCTATTGCAGTCATGTCTGTTCTTGTAATAGCACCTATAGGAGACTTCATAGGAAAACTAAATACAGAGACACTATCAGGCTTTGTGATATCAGGTTCTATAGGTATACCTGCTTCTTTCATGAACTGAGTAAGTGGGTCTTTGTTATCTCCACGCACAGTTCTAATGTAGAAGTCATTGTGTCTAGCGTGAATACCACTAGCACTATCAACTAACTGTGATACAGTTCCTGATGGTTTAACACAAGTGATCGCAGTAGACTGTGGTATACCTAAATCCTTTGAGAACTTTCTGTTTGTCTCAACAGCTACTTCTCTTAGCTCCATCAAGATTCTTTGTATGGATTCTTTAGTCCCATTATTTAGTAAATAACAATCCAATATACCTGTAAGTGATACACCTAACAGTCTTTCTTCTTCTGTATTTTCTTTCCATACTTTCCTAAGATATTTAAAATCTGTAAGTGTAGATTGAAAAGTTCCAAGGATAGTAGATAGTCTAACTTTTTCTTTTAAAATGTCTAGATGATCTGCTTCTCGGCAAACAACCTCTGTAAGATTACAGAACTGATATGGTCTTAATATAATCTCACTACAAGGATTACAACCAAAAGCATAGTCGGATTTACGTCTTCCGTTTTCCTCTACCTTTTTAATAGCAGACTTACGATTAAATATACCACGTTCACCTGATTTAGATTCATACAAAGCTAACCACTCTCTCATGAATGTTCCCATGTCAGGTTTACCCTTATATGCCACAGAGTTATTAGCTAATGCTCTATGTCCTTCATTCTCCCACCATGATCCTGACTTTGCGTGTCTCATTTGGTCATCGTTAAGATTAGATAGACTAATTAATGCAGAACGTCTAACACCACCTACAACCACAACTTCTCCTATCTTACACATAATATCGTGACACTCAATAGGATATAATCTTCTGCCTGCAGCTTTCTTGAAGATAGCTATACAAAAGTTGTAAAGATCAACTAAAGGTTGAGGTCCTGATGCTCTACCACCAAACGTCTTGAGCCTAGCACCTGCAGGTCTAACTTGAGATACATCTAAAGAGGGTATCTGACCCACGTATAACATAGCAATAAGTTCACGCAAAGCTCTTGCCCATCCAGGTCTACTATCTGCAACAGTTATGACTGTTGTGCTTTTCTCAAAATGTTCGTTGACTGTAGGTAACTTATCTACGTTCTCTCTTTCAACAGAGAATCCTACACCTGTGCCACACATAAGTATATACATACACTCGTCAAATGAACGTGGACTATCTACAGGTATATAGCTACAGTTGTAACCTGCTACATGGCATCTATCTAGAGCAACTCCTGCAGTCATTAATGCTCTCATACTAGGCATTATACCTAGTGAAATTATACTATCTGTAAGCTTTTGTTTTAATGCTTTAGTTAAAGTATAATTATGTTTTTTCTTTAGGTGATTTTCCATGTAGTCAAAATATCTGTCTACAGTTTCTAACCAAGTCTCTCTTCTTTGTTCGTCATCTTTCCATCTTGCGTAACGAGATAACGCAATAAAATTTTGATAATCTGTTGGTAAATAATTATTCATCTGTCACTCCTAATAATCTTTATATTTTTTAGTTTTAAGCCTTCCATATCGTGAAATATGTTCTGCATATAATCCTCTATTTCTATTTCAACCTTGCCATCAGCAGGTACTGGGTATTCTTCTTCGTCTACAATAATTGTAAACCAAACTTTAAGTTGTATCATTTTCCTCAACGTTATCTATGAGCTCACTGAGATACCATTGTGCCTTTTTTAAGTCTTGTACACCATCTTTATACTCGTATCTCCATAAATATTTTAAAATATTACCTTGCAAGTAATACTTAAAACCACTACCTAACATAGCCTTGATAGCCTCTATGCATTCAATGCCTGAATTATTATAGTGAGGTGGACTATTAACCATGTCCAAAGTTTGTTTATGATCTGATTGTTCTTGTGCTTGTTGTCTAGCCTTATCGCCTATACTTCTATATACTTTTTTTAT